GGTACAGAGCGCCGGAGGCGATGGCTTCGCGGTATTCTTCGTACATGCGCGATTCAATGTCGGCGGCGTCAAACTTGGGCTTGAGCGACAGCCGCATCTTGAGCCCGCCCGTGAGACTCGCCGCCGGCACCTGCACCAGCAGCAAATTGCGCTCGTCCTCCTGGGTGTGATATTCCGGCGTGCCGGAAGTCGTGCGCCAATTCGCAAACATCTCGTCAAGCTGGTCAGGGCTGAGCGGGTGAATCGGCTTGTTGTCGTACCACGCTCGCAGCACCTTGTTGACGACGGCATTGGATGGCGTTGAAAACGGGTATTCGATCTGGCTGGCCACGACATCCTGCGCCGCCGGGTTGTAAATCCATGCCCACGACTTTTCGCAAAACTCGATCGCGGCCTTGCGGATGGCGTTTAAAGCCATCGCCTGTGGGCAGCCCGGTACATAGGGCAGCACGTCGTCGTACCACTGCGAAAAGTTTGTATTGGCCATCAGATTTGACCGTTCGCCAGTTGGAAGAACACCGTCGCACGTTCAGAAAGAACGTGCTCGTCATCGTGAAGCTCGGCCCGCGCCACGACGTAATCCACTACAGGCGGCACGTACTCCGCCGGGAGCGGAAACGTGTCACCAATGGCCAGCTTCTCGGGCAGCGCGGCAAAGGAGCCGATGAACAGGTCTGGCCGCTTATTGCGCAGGAGCAGGATGCCGTCGTTGGCATAACCCAGCAGGTCATTGAACAACGTGGCGTCGCCGTCACTGAACCGGTCCTTGTCAATGTCATTAAGCGGCTTGCGCGCCTTGTCCACCAGCTCCTGCATGGTGAAGGACATTATTCGTTACCGGGCCCGGTCTTATGCTTCTGGTTGGCCAGCAACGCTTGCACGATCTTGTCCTTGGCGATCTTGTGGTGCGGCTTGGTGCCTACCACTTTTTCGAACAGATCCCGCAGGGCAGTGTCGTCCATGGCGTTCAGGCTTTCCTCGGTCCATGCCTTGTCATCGGGATTGCCGGCGTCGCCGACTTTTCCCTTGTCGCCAGCGACAGGCGGTGCATTGCCCTTGTTGACTTCGGCCTCTTGCGCTTTCATCAGGCGCTCGGCTTCCTTCGCCTCTTTCTCCAGTTGCGACTCCTCGGCGTTGTAAGGACGGTAAACGCCCTTATGCCCGAGCAACTGCTTGATATGTTCTTTTTCCTTGACCTCGCATACGTGGTCGCCAAGATTGTTGGGTTCGAACACGATCTTGGCCCCGTCGCTCAACGTGACAGGCGTATTCGTGCGGCGCGGAATAAGGTTTTGAATTAACATGATGATCTCCAGTAGATGTTCGAAAAAAACGCCGGGGAAAACCCCGGCGTCTACCTGACTGCGTGCTACCGATTACATTCCCTGGAAGGCGGCGCGATAGAACAGGGAAATTTCGATGTCGCCCTCCTGCGCGTTGGTAAGCGTGCCGGTGAAGGCAAAGCCAACAGAACGCAACTGTGCCCCGGCAGGCGTGTCACCAGTCGGCGTCGAGGTACGCGGTAGCGTGCGGAACGTGGCCTTGGTGGTGGGGCGTACCACGCCGCCGGCCTGCGGCAGCGTCGAAGCCGCGAGCCAGGCCGCGCCGCCCGACGCCGCCCCCGTGTCGACAGAGGTTTTGGCCGCCACCAGAATACCGAAGTCCCCGGTGATGGCCGTGCCGCTGTCCAGATCATCGCAGTCGATGATCCAGTCCACGGGAATGCTGCCCACCGGGAGCTGCCCCAACTCCAGCACCATCGCCGTGGCCGGGGTAACGGTGAACTTCGCTTTTACCGAGAGGACTTCCGCCCCCTGCGGCTCCGGCATCGGGAAGATGCCTTTCGCCAGATCAGATTGAGTCAATGCCATGAGTCTTTCTCCTTAATCGTTTAAGTGAACGCCGCGCGCTCCTGCGCGTTACGGTTGGATTAGCCGGGGTTGGCTGCCGCCGAATCGACCGCAATCACGCCGAAGTCGTAAGCCGTGCCGTCAATGGTGAAACGGCACTTCTTGACGCCCAGGATCGTGGAAGTGGTGATAACGACCTGGTTGCCGCGGTCAGCGGTTTCCTCATGCCAGTCGAAGCGCAAGCCCGTGCCCGGGGAACCGAAGGCGCACACCATCGCCTGCGTGCCCATGAACAGCGAGCGCGAGGCGGCGACGTTGCTGCCGGACCCGTAATCGCTGAAACGGATAACGCTCTTGTGCTCATGCAGGACGACGTTGTTGTGCATTCCTAACATATTTGTTCGCCGTGGATCGCTACTTCCACAACCGCCAACAAGTTCTTGGCTGCTGAATATCTCTATTCAGATCAGACTATATCTTGGCCCCGTTTCCGGGGTCTCCGCATTTCGGGCCGCTTGGCCCTACCCTACTTGCTTAATCTCTTGCGAGATGCTTTCGGTAGTCGTTGAGCCTTCAGGGATTGATGTGGGCAAATTCCATTGTTTCGAGATTTGCCCCAATTGCAGTTCATGCAAAGAACTTGAAAACCTTTTGGGAATCCATGTTTTTTAAGCCACCAGTAAATTTTCTTACTCATCACATTATCTTTGCGTCGATGTTCTGAACCATCGTTGTTAACATGGTCCATCGACAGAAAGAACGGGTTGGTTTCTCCACAGCAGTTACATTTGTAACCACCGTAAGCCGCATATACCTCATCTTTAATCGCTTTTGCTCTGGCCCGCTCTCTTGCCTGAGCTACTTTACGATTTGCCCTATACCATTCTCTTGAGGCTTTAGCTGCTTTACCCGGATGACGAGCCTTCCATCGTGCTTGTGCTGCGCGAGTCTTATCAGGATTCGCTAACTGCCACTTGCGATTGTAAATGGCGGCTCTTCTGGCTTTCTCTTCTTTGCTTAATCTGCGTGTCATCAAATCCCCGCTTGGTTGCTGATTGTCCTTGTAACCACTATTGTACAAGTGGCTTATCGGAGTTTCCAGCAGTTAACGGAGTTATTTCTTTACCACCGTTGCCGGTGGGGGTGGCTTAGTGAATGTAACCACCCTTGAAGATCGGGCTCTTGCGTCCTTCGGCGGTCGCTGCCGCTTTCTGGATGTCGAGCCAAGTGCCAGCCGCCGTGCCGGCACGCAGGTTGTACACATCCCATGGCGTCATCACGAGGACGTAATGCTCCTCGCCGTCGATCATGACGGGCTGGATCTGCGGGATGCCGGTCGTGCCGCCGCCCATCATCGTGGCTTTCGCCACCAGACGGTCGATGGTCGCTAGCGACATCTTGTCGGCGGCGTCCACGTTCGCCTTGGCCGTGGCGTCGCCCGAGTACAGCAGATGCTCGGTATCGGGCGCAGCAAAGGCGTTGTTGGCGAAGCCGGTGTAGCTGGTGGGGAAGATGTAGTCCGCATTGATACCGCGGGCGCCGGAGCCGTACATGAAGAAGATTTCGTCGAACACACGCGACCAGTATTCACCCTGGCGCTTACGACCGACCGCGCGCAGGTTGTGCAGCGTCCTTTTTCTCGTCATCCTGCCGCCGGTGTTGATGCCGGAACGCATCTGGTCGATAAATACCGAATCAGTAAATAGCTTGAGTTCTTCCTCTTTACCTTCCAGGGTTGCGTCCCCTTCGATCGGCTGCATCTTGAGCTGCATCACCAAATCGAAAGTTATTTGCTCCCCCGCATCGTTCTCGAGATGCGTCAACATCTGGATCGGCATGGACGAGTCCTCACCAACGCCCATGAACTTCCGACTGAAATACGACTTGCGTGCGGTATCCACCGCGAGATAACCCGAATACTTTTTGACACTTTTCGGGTCGTTTAGGCCGATAACGGTTTTGCCCATGAAATGCTCCTTTTTCGATTAAAGGCAAGCACTCATGCGCTTGGGTTAGGTATCGGACTCATGCCCGACGTTGGATCGCGGTTTCCCGCGAAATTCAGGAACCGGCGAACGCCGGTTTCTTGATTCCTTGCGCAGCGATGCTGGAGGACTGCGCTTGCTTGATGTGAGTTATCTTTATGGACTTGTCCGCGTCGAATTCCAGGCGCGCGCGCTGGCCCGATTTGTCCAGCACCTTGACCATCACGCGGCCTTCGTCAATCGACACGGACTCGCCCACTTTAACGTCAATCAGGAGCGGCATTAGTTGGCTTTGAGATACCGATCTTGCTGTTCCGGTGTCAGCTTGGCCAACTCCTGTTCGTACTCGATGCCAGTCAGCTTGTCGATCGCGGCGAATTCCGAGTCCGCGGCCTCGTTACCTTCCGCCGCCGGCAGGTTGCCGATGGTTTTGGGAATGCCCGTGAGGTCGGGTTTTTTGCCGGCGCGGGTTTCCTTGCCGCCTTTGCCTTTGGCGTCTTTATCGTCCTTCTCCGCGCCCTTCTTTTCGTCCTTGGGTTTCTCGACTTCCGCCAGTTTGAAGCGGCTGCTCACCTGACGGTGGCCTTCTTCGAGGAACCATTTCAGGCTCTTGCCGTTGTTGATGAGCTTTCCAGCATCGTCCTTGACGCTGGCCAAGTCCTTCACGGCGGCGTCCAGGGCGGCGTGCATGAGGCTGTCCGTGGTGTAGATGTCGTGATCCTCGAAAAAGCGGTCCTGCTCCCACGACCAGCGTTGCTCGTTGGTGCTTTGGTTTTGCTGCGCGGCAAACTCGGATTGCTTGAGCTGCACCCGCAGATCCGTTTCCTGCGATCCCAAGGCATCACGCTTGGTCATGTACTCGGAGTGCTTGAGGTCGCCGTTGTCGAATTCCTCGTCCAGGGCCACCTTCTGCTGCGCCAGTTCCGTGAGCTTTTCATTGATCTTGGACACGTCCTCGGCCACCAGTCGCGGCGTGAAGTCGGCCGGCGCTGATTCGGTTTCCTCCGCAGCAGCTTCCGCGGCAGGTTTGTCGGTCGCAGCAGGTTTGTCAGTGGCTTCGGCGGCTGGCTTGTCCTTGTCGTCAACGGCTTCGTCGCCGGTTTTTTCGGCGGCTTTGTCTTTCTCTTCCGCGCCTTCGATCGGCGGCTTGACCTCGGGCGCTTTCTCTTCCTCCTCCTCTTCATCACCGTCCTTGCCATCTTTCAGGCTGGCGACTTCTTCCAGCTCGGAGCTGCTGTCATCGTCGCCCTCGATCGCGGCCAATTCTTCCGGGCTCAGGTTGGCTTTTTCGTCGTCAGTAAGGTCAGTAATCTTAGTCATGTCGTTTCCTCG